CTGGCAAGCCAGGCGGGCCGCACCATGGACAGCATCACCCGCGATGTGCTGGCGGGCGGCACCAACGTTCTCTATGCGCCCAAGCAGAGTGCCGACGGCACCGAGACGGCCGTGACCAGCCGCGCCGGTCTGGACAAGACCTGCACCCTGACCCCGAAGCTGTTCTTCCAGGCAGCGGCCCAGCTGGGCGCGATGAACGCCGACCCCATCGGCGACAGCTACATCGCCATCATTCACCCCTATGCCGCCTACGACCTGAAGACCAGCCGGGAGTTCATCGAGGTGCATAAGTACGCCGACCCGGAGGCCATGTTCCGCGGCGAGATCGGCAAGCTGGGCAACATCCGTTTCATCGAGACCAGCGAGGCCAAGATCTGGAAGGACGCCACCTGCCCGACCGGTCTGGCCGTGTTCGGCACGCTGGTGCTGGGTGCCCACGCCTATGGCGTCACCGAGCTGGAAGGCGGCGGTCTGGAGCACATCGTCAAGCAGCTGGGCTATGGCGACGATCCGCTGAACCAGCGCGCTTCCGTGGGCTGGAAGGGAATGCGCGCCGCCGAGCGTCTGGTGGAGCAGTACATGATCCGCATCGAGAGCGTGTCCAGCTACTCGGCCCATGCGGCGGCGAACTGACCCTCTTATTTGGCGGGCCGGTTCTGGCCCTGCTGAATGAGCAAACATGCGAGAAGTAAAAACAGGCGGGCCCTGCGACGGAGGGCAGAAAGGAGTTTCTATGAGCGAGAAAAAGGCAGTGCGCATCAAGCTGTTCAAGGACAACAGCCGCTATAAGGAGGACCTGTTCGTCAGCGTCAACGGCGTGAACTACAAGATCCGCCGGGGCGTGGAGGTGGAGGTCCCGCCCGAAGTGGCGGAGGTGCTGGAACACAGCCAGATGCAGGACGAGCGGACGGCTGCCCGCATCGCGGCAGCTGAAAACGCGGCCCAGTGACCTGAGAAAACAGCGGCCCGGCCGGGAACATCGCCCTGCCGGGTTTTTTCAAAAACGAAAGGAGTTTTGCAATGACGGTAGAACAGGCATTGGCGCGCGCACGGGAGCTGCGGCCGGGATGCAAGATCTCGGACGAGACCTGCCGCCGCTGGCTCTGCGAAGAAGATGCGCTGCTGCGCCAGCAGCTGTTTGAGAAGAGCGGGGCCGACGAATACGCCGCCGCAGGGGCCGACCTCGCGTGGAGCGGGGAGGCGCTGACCGACGATACAGTACTGCTGGTGCCGGTGCCCTTTGATGCGCTGTATCCGCACGTTCTGTGCGCCCGCATTGATGCGGCTCTGGGCGAGACCGACCGCTATGCCGGGGAGCAGGCCCAGTGCAGCGGTCTGTTAAATGAACTGGCTGTCTGGCTGCGGCAGAAGCACCCGCCCCGCTGCCGGGCGCAGTGGCGCTGGTGAGGAGGTGGACGCGATGAGCGGAACGAGCCGTGCGGCGGCAGCGACCAGCCGCACCCTGCTGCGGGCCTTTGGCGGCCTGAACGAGACGTACAGCTGCACCGAGGCCGAGGCGGGCAGCAGCAAAAATTTCAGCAGCCGGGATTTCCCGGCGCTGAGCACACGCATCCCCCGCCGCAGGCTGCGGAGCGTCGTGCAGATGAACGGCATCTACCACCTGAACGGCCTGCTGGTGGCGGCGGGGAAGAACCTCATCTACAATTCGGATGAGACCCCGCAGGAGGCCGAGTTTTTCTGGAATGCGGTGGCGGACAGCAAAAAGAAGATGGTGGGCATGGGCACCAAGGTCATCATCTTCCCGGACAAGATCGCCTTTGACACGCGGGACCGTTCGGTGACAAAGCTCGGCGCCGTGTGGGACAGCGGCGGTGCCGATGTGGTGCTGACCCCCTGCGATGCGTCCGGCAAGACCTATACCGTTTCCGGCAAGGGCACAAAGGAGCCGGAAAATCCGGCGGACGGACAGCTGTTCCTCAAGGTGAACAACATCCAGAAGCCGTACAGCAGTGAGAGCGTGCTGGAAGTCTACAACGAGGCTTCGGGCAACTGGTCGGCCATCGAGCTGAAGTGGTGCCGGATCGAGGCGGGCGGCATCGGGAAAGACTTTGCCGTTTGGGATACCGTGACGGTGAGCGGCGTGGAGGACGGCGATGACCTGCACTGGAAGGAGCTGAAAGGAGACCGCATCGTCACGGCGCGCGGCGACGACTGGGTGCAGGTGCAGGCCGAGCCGGGCGGCGATTATTTCTACGGGACCCTGACCAAGGGCCGGGAGATGCTCCGCTGGACCGGCATCGACGGCAAAGGCGCGACGATGGAAGGGAACACCGATGCCTTCCGGCTGGAACGCCGGGTGCCGGACCTAGACTATCTGACCGAGTGCGACAACCGGCTGTGGGGCTGCGCGCAGAATGAGAACGTCATCTACGGCTGCAAGCTGGGCGACCCTACCAACTGGTTCTCCTACCGCGGCATCGCGGAGGACAGCTATGCGGTCACGGTGGGCAGCGACGGGTCGTTTACCGGCGCGGCCACCTGCCTGGGGTCGGTGCTGTTCTTCAAGGAGAACGCTCTGCACAAGCTCTACGGCTCCAAGCCGTCGGATTTCCAGCTCAGTTCCCTGCGCTGCCGTGGGGTGGCCCGGAACGCGGCCGGCAGCCTCTGTGTGCTGAACGAGACGCTTTACTATCTCTCGCCGGACGGTGTGATGGCCTGGGACGGGAGCATCCCCACCAAGGTGTCCGAAAAACTGAACACGGCCCGGCTCTCCAACGTGCAGACGGCGGTGGGCGGTGCACTGGATGGCCGCTATTACCTCTATCTGGCGCGGGACAGCGGCCGGGAAGGAGACGCGCTCGAAGAGCGGCTCCTCGTCTACGACACCGAGCGGGGACTCTGGCAGGAGGAAGACGGCTGCTCCTACGCCATGGCCAGCACCGGCGGGCAGCTCTACCTCTGGGATGGGCACGACATCTGGGCCGCCGACCCCAGCCGTGAACGGGACTGGAAGACCACCGAGGGCGTGGAGGAAACGGTGGACTTTGAACTCATCACGGGTGCGTTCGGGATGGACGAGGCCGAGGACCGGTATCTCTCCCGGCTGACGCTCCAGATGGATGCCGTATGTGCCAGCACCGTGGAGCTGGCGATCTGCTACGACGACGGCCCCTGGGAGAAGCTGGCAGAATGGGCTGTGGCCGGGAAGCAGAAGCGGTTCGACCTGCACCTTGCGCCCCGCCGCTGCGGCATGTTCCGGCTGCGGCTGACCGGCAAAGGGCAGATCACCCTGCGCAGTCTGGCGCGCACCCTTGCGACGGCGCGGGGCAGACTTATGGAACAGGAGGTATGACAGG